TCCTTGGCATCTTTTTTGCCATAGTGATAGTTGTACCAGGCAAAGGCCTTGCTGAATGCACTGATACGATTTTCTTCTGTGGGCTGGAATTTCCAGTCAGGCTCGTGCCCAATGTATTTGGTTTCTGCGCCTTTGGGATTCAAGGGCTTGATCACAGTTGCGGCTCGTGCGTTCATGGGCTCTCCTAAGTGTAAAGTATTATTATAGCACCAGACTCTTTTTTGGTCAACCGTTTAACAGGGCTGCAAATGTTAGGTGTTGCTCCAGATTTTTGATCAGATCTTCGGCTTTTTTGACCAGATCTTTATAGTAGCCCGTTTCCTTGTGCAGTCTACGGCACTCTACTCTTTCGCGGCTGACAGCGTTTACAGCGGCGTCGATATTGCGTAGCATTTTCATGAGATCTCGCCGGGCCACTTTGTTGCGGATCTGTGGGATTGCACGTTCAATTTTGTCCAAGCGATCCATTAGTTCATCCATATCAGTAATTATACCAGGTTTTGACTTTTTGGTCAATTCTACCCATAAATACTCGACTATGCCACGCCTAAGCCTTTATCGCCCTAACAGAACAGCCGATTATCAGTATCTTGACCGCAACATAAGCGAAATGTTCACTGTAGGCGGAATCGATATTTACATCCACAAATATCTTGGACCACAACTAGCCAACACACCAAACAACGACAACGGAAACAACGACACTACCCTGCCCAGCTATACGTCAACCAATCCTTTGTTCATACAAGATCTATTGCTGTTGGAAAATCGTGATCGAGTGTATGCTCCAGACGTGTTTGTCATGCGTGGTGTTTATAGAACACAAGACATAGACTTTGATCTCACACAGTTTGGTCTGTTCTTGAACGGTGATACATTGTTTATTACATTCCACTACAATGACATGATTGACACATTTGGTCGCAAGCTCATGAGTGGTGACGTGATCGAAGTGCCCAATCTTAGAGATTACCATCCTCTTGATACCACCCTGGTCAAGAGCTTGGCCAGATATTATGTGATACAAGACGCTAACTACGCCAGTGAAGGTTTTAGCCAGACCTGGCAACCACACCTGTGGCGCATCAAGGCCACGCCCATGGTCAATGCACAAGAATACAGCCAGATCATTGACCAACCATTCATGCCAGAAAACATCTGGGATCCAGGTAACTTTTATCCTGCTACTGAGATCGTCAACAACGGTGGCACTTACTATCAGGCCACGCAGAATGTTCCGCCTGGCACTGACATAACAAATACTGCTTACTGGCAAGTGGTCACTCCCAGCACCGTGGGCGACAAACAAAGCACCAGACCCAAGGACCTGGCCATCAACGATGCTATATTGACACAGGCCTATGAAGAAGTTCCACTGTCAGGATATGATAACGTTAAATTTTACATCCTGCCCACAGGGCCCAATGGTGAACCCGGCAGCGCAGGACTCACAGCCGACAACACTACCAACACAGTGGATAGCACAGCAACCGGCGAAGGCATTACCCCCAATGGCTTTGGCTATGTCCAAGGTTATTTGACTGGATCAACCCATGCTCCCAATGGCCTGCCTGTGACACCAGGTGTGCAATTTCCTCCTGTTCCTGTGCTAGGCGATTACTGTTTGAGATTGGACTATTTCCCCAATCGCTTGTTCCGCTACGACGGCCGGGCCTGGTTGGCCATCACTGACAATGTCAGAACCGACCTAGACTATGCCGCAACTGCATTGACACAAAGAGCCAGTTTTGTTAATAACACCTACACTGTGCCGACCACCGACGTTGGCAATATTCCAAGCCGCCAGAGTCTCAGCAAGATATTAGAAATCAGAGCCGACAACGGTGACCAGAGCGGCAACATCATGCCGCCCAACCCAAGACCTCCAGGAAGATAATGGCACAATTTTTTTACGATCAACAAATACGACGCTTCTTGTTGCAGTTTGCCAGGATATTTTCTAATTTTGATGTGGAATACGGGCCCAACCAATTTGCACCTTTGAACGGACCTGATGCAGATATAGACACCTTGGTGCGTGTGCCGGTGCGGTACGGAGATGCCAGCCGACAAGCACAAACCATTATACAAAACAACAGCGCCAATGACATGCCGTCGACTCCGCTGATGACCTTCTACATTACAGAATTGAAATATGATCGACCACGCATGCAGGAACCTTTCTATGTGGACAGGATCGCAGTGCGTCAACGCACCTATGACACCGACACTGATACTTACGAAACCACACAAGGCAATGCTTTTACTATAGAGCGTCAGATGCCTGTACCTTTTGAAATGCGTGTGAATCTAGATATTTGGACCAGTAATACCAATCAAAAATGGCAACTGTTAGAACAGATACTGACCTTGTTCAATCCCAGCTTGGAAATCCAAAGCACTGACAATTACCTGGACTGGACCAGTTTGAGTGTGCTGTATCTTGAAGATGTTCGTTACAGCAGCCGGACCATTCCGATCAACGCTGAAAATCCTATAGACATAGCTACCCTGACGTTCCGTTTGCCCATGTGGATCACTCCGCCAGCCAAAGTCAAGAAACTGGGCGTGATTGAACGCATCATTGCCAGTATACACGACGCACAAGGCGATCTTGTTAACAGCTTGACCAACAGCGATTTATTGCTGGGCACCAGGCAAAAGTTTACTCCATACGGGTACCAGGTCCTGTTAATTGACGGAAAACTGCAGGCCTTGCGCACACAACAGGTCATAGATCAACCCAATGCCAGTTTGACACCAGCAGATTCACCACCCAGCAATCTATTGTGGCAAAGTGTGGTCAACTTGTATGGAACTCTAAGACCAGGCATCAGTTATGTGGCCCTGGAACAACCCGACGGCACAGAAGTGATCGGTACTGTGGCTTTTGATCCCACTGACGATAGATTTTTGTTGTTTACTTTGGACCTGGCTACAGCACCAGCTAATACCTTGACTCCGGTCACAGCCGTGATAGATCCGTTGATCAGCGGACCCGGCACAGGTTTGCCGGCGGCTACTACAGGACAGAGATACTTACTGACACAGGCCACTGGTAGTTTTGACAATCCGGGTATGACCAATCCTGATGCTTGGGAAGGTATCAGCGGACAACCGTTGGTGGCCAATGCCAATGACATCGTAGAATACGACGGCACACGCTGGCAAGTTTCTTTTGACTCGACCTCAAGTCCAGATAATATACAGTATGTCACAAATATCACCACAGAGATACAGTACAAATGGACCGGCACTACCTGGGTCAAGAGCTATCAAGGTCTTTATCCTGGAGGCACATGGAGTCTAGTGCTGTAAAAGCAGTAGGAGTATGGTTCTACAGTGTAGCCACACATCGCTATCTGTATCTCATGCGCAACGATCCACGTCATCCAGCCAGTTGGGGCCTGCCAGGAGGTCGAGTTGAAACCGGCGAAACCTTGATAGATACCATCCACAGAGAGTGTTGCGAAGAACTGGGATCAATGCCCGAATACCATCGCTTAATTCCATTGGAAAAGTTTACCACTCCTGACTCAGGATTTGAATATCACACATTTTTTTGCACCATTGGTCAAGAGTTCCGACCCGATCTCAACGACGAGCACTTGGGTTATGCTTGGATAGATTCTGGAACTTGGCCCAAACCCATGCACCCGGGTCTATGGTCTACTGTTAATTTTGAAGCTGTGCAAAACAAAATCAATGTGATCGAATCTTCGATTCAAACGTCACAATAACCAATAAAATCTCTGTAGTTCATGAGCCTGACGTTGGCACAGTTGGCCCAGACGTCAGGCATGCGTGTTGGTTCTCCAATCAACCAGAATTGAGTGCCAGGGTAGGCCACAAACACTTCGGCCACCTGATCCATCCAGGTAGGATGCTCCACAGGTGTTTCATCAGTATAGCCCAATAAAAATATTTCTTTATGCCCATCAAATGCGGCCAGATACACTATGGTAGCAATATCTAGTATGTGCGGTCTGTGCGGTATCAGATAAAACTGTCCGGGATAAGCAACACAGTTGTGTGGAGAGGTGTAAACAATGTTGTCTTGTTGATAATTGGCCGCCAAAATTTCGTTGAGTTTGGGTCGATTGGTTTCTGCCACAAAGTCCAGGCGCATTTCTTGCGCGATTTCTCCAACACCGTAGGTCTGCAACTTCAGTGAGCCCAGTAGTCCGCCGCGGTGACGTTGTAGTATAGTATAGTCAAACTGCGACTTGTCAAAGTTGCTGCCTATGCAGGCTGCACGGCCAGATATGTGATGATTTTCAATGGGGTTTGGAATCCATTCACGTGTTTCGTTTTTGCGGCCGCCAGCCCATCGAGAGTCAACCACAACAAATTCACCGGCATAGTCTTTGCGATATCGGGCTTGCATTAGGTCCTTCCCACTGCGACTTCTATTACGCCAACTTGTGTGCTGTTGTAATTTTCCAAAGACTTGCCCACTATGCAGGCCGGTTGATATTTGGTAACGTCCAAGGCTGTGGCTACTCCAGGGATATCACTGGCCACCAGTCTGTCACCTTTGGCTATGTTTCCTACTATCCGGCAAGGTACACGTCCTACCAAGGCCACTGGCAATGCCAAGCTACCATGGATAGTGGCATTCATGAGATAGCTAGGATTAGTAGATATAATACCAGCCACTTGTGTGCTATGACTGCTTGTGCTCTGTGTGATTTCGGCAGTGCCGCCAAATTCAACCACAGTGCCTGGAGCATAGTCTGCATCAGCCAAGTACATTTCAGCCAAGTCAGCATATTGAGCACTGGTAGCTTTGGCAAACACCGTGTTGAAATATTTGGCCGAACTGCCAATATTGCCCACTGCATTGGCGTTGTTGTTGACTATGTTGCCACAAAAAACTGTTCCTGTGCTGACATCCACATTGGGTGCAAACACATTGCCAGTGGAACTAATTTGACCATTACTGAATACTGCAACAGCAGTGATGTTGCCCGAGGTGCTGATAGAACTTGAAGCTGTAACAATACCTGTACCGTTGGGTGTCAGTGCAATGTTACCGTTGCTACCGGTAATAATAGATAAAGCACCTGTGTCAACAA